CCTGTCCGTCACGTTCAAGCACAACAAGGCGACCATCCGCCTGTTCGGCGGCGACAACCCGGACGCCCTGCGCGGCGTGCGCCTTGACGGGTGCGTCATCGACGAGGTCGCCCAGATCAAGCCCGAGGTCTGGCAGGACATCCTGCAGCCGGCCCTGTCCGACCGCCGCGGCTGGGCCATGTTCATCGGGACGCCCAACGGCCTGAACCTGTTCAGCGAACTGTTCTACCGCGCCTCAAGCCTGCCCGACTGGTGGGCCGCCAGATACACGGTCCACGACACGGACGCCCTGGACGAGGACGAGGTCGCCCGCCTCAAGCGCGACATGCCCGAGCAGGCATTCGCTCGAGAGTATCTGTGCGACTTCACCGCCGCCGGCGAGGACCAACTCATCAGCCTGACCGATGCCACGGCCGCCGCTGGGCGCAAGATCACGGACGGCGACGTCATCGAGTCACCGCTCGTGGTCGGCGTGGACCCGGCCCGGTTCGGGGATGACCGCAGCGTCATCGCCCTGCGGCAGGGGCTGAGGATGGAGCCGCCGCAGGTGTTCACCGGGATCGACAACATGACCCTGGCCTCGGCCGTTGCCAATGTCATCGAGGACCGCGACCCGGACGCCGTGTTCATCGACAGCGGCGCGGGCGCCGGAGTCATCGACCGACTGCGGCAGCTCGGCTACGACGTCATCGAGGTGCCGTTCGGCGGCAAGGCCACGAACCCGGCCCTGTTCATCAACAAGCGCACCGAGATGTGGTGGAGCGTCAAGGAATGGCTCGACATGGGCGGCTGCCTGCCCGACCGCACCGACCTGACGGCCGAACTGTCAACGCCCACCTACTGGTACGATGCGGTCGGCCGGCGGTGCCTCGAGTCGAAGGATGACCTGAAGAAGCGGCTGCAGGGCGGCGGCAGCCCGGACATCGCCGATGCCCTCGCGTTGACGTTCGCGTATCCCGTTGCCAAGCAATTGCCACGCGAGGTGCGCGAGCGACTGTCGCCGCGCCAGCGCGACTACGACCCATACGAGGGAGTCTGATGTCAATTCGCAGGGCCACCGTCGATGACCTGGACGCAATCGTTGACATGGGCCAGCGGTTCATCGCCTTCGGCCCGCACGGCAAGTACGTGACCGCCGACCGTGAGCAGCTCCGCGCCGGCGTGGCTGCGTTCCTGCAGGTCGGTGCGTTCTTCCTCGCCGAGATCGACGGCAGGGCGGTGGGGATGCTCGCCTGCGCGGTCGCGCCGATGTGGTTCGCGCCGCACATCCTGGTCGCGCACGAGCTGGCGTGGTGGGTTGACGAGGAGGCACGCGGATCGAGCGCGGCGATCCGGCTGGTGCGCGCTTACGAGGAGTGGGCGCACGAGCAAGGCGCGCACGTGGTCGCGATGTCGCAACTCGTCGCGGAGAACGGGGAGCAGGTTGGTAGGATGCTGCGAAAGCTCGGGTACGAGCCGAGCGAGATGACCTACGTCAAGGGAGGCTGAATGCCACTGTTCACTGCAATCGGCACGGCACTTGGAGCATCGGCGGCAGCGGCTGCGGCAACAGGTGCGGCCGTGGTCGGTGCGGCCGCAGGTCTTGGCGGCCTCGGCTACGGCATCGCCGCCGGCGAATCGGGCAAGAAGGCGCAGCAGCAGGCCATGCGGCAGCAGGCCGCAGCGCAGCAGCAGCAGATCGCTCAGGCTGCCATGCAGCAGCGCCGCAGCGAGCAGGCCATCGCGGGCGCACAGCGCCGCGAGCCGAACGTGCAGGCCATCATGGCGAGCGCGCAGGAGGCCGCCAGCGGCCCGTCCAGCACCATGCTCACCGGGACGATGGGCGTGAACCCCGCCGACCTGCAGCTCGGTCGTTCCACCCTCCTGGGGGGCTGACATGGACTACGAAGGCGACAACCGCTCCTACCCCGACGCGCCCACGAGGGATCGCCTGTTCACGCGCTGGGGTCAGCTCAAGAGCGAGCGCGCATCGTGGATGGCGCACTGGCAGGAGATCACCTCCTACCTCCTCCCGCGCAACGGCCGCTACTTCCGCGAGGACCGCAACCGCGGCTACCGCCGGCACAACAACATCTACGACAACACCGGGACGCGGGCGCTCCGCACGCTCGGCGCCGGCCTGATGTCCGGCGCAACGTCGCCGGCGCGGCAGTGGTTCCGCCTCGCCACGCCCGATCAAGAGCTGAACTCCTACCAGCCCGTCAAGCTCTGGCTCGATGACGTCACCAAGCGCATGCAGCGCGTGTTCCAGAAGTCGAACACCTACCGCTCCCTGCACCTGATGTACGAGGAACTCGGCGCGTTCGGGACGTCCTCGAGCATCGTGCTGCCCGACTTCGACCAGGTCATCCACCACTACCCGCTCACGGCCGGCGAGTACTGCATCTCGACCGACGCGCAGGGCCGCGTCTGCACGCTGTACCGCGAGTTCGACATGACCGTGTCGCAGCTCGTCAAGGAGTTCGGCCTCGAGAACTGCTCGACGTCCGTGCGGAACATGTACGAGACAGGCACGCTCGACACGTGGGTTCCGGTCGTGCATGCCATCGAGCCGCGCCTGGACCGCGACATCGCGAAGCGCGATGACCGGAACATGCCCTACGGGTCGTGGTACTTCGAGGTCGGCGGCGAGCAGGACAAGTTCCTGCGCGAGAGCGGGTTCATGTACTTCCCCGCCCTCTGCCCGCGCTGGTCGGTGGTCGGCGGCGACATCTACGGGAACAGCCCCGGCATGGAGGCGCTCGGCGACGTCAAGCAGCTCCAGCACGAGCAGCTCCGCAAGGCGCAGGCCATCGACTACCAGACGAAGCCGCCGCTGCAGGTGCCGACCTCGATGAAGAACCGGGACGTCGATTCGCTCCCGGGCGGGATCACCTACGTCGATCCGGCTGGCAACGGCATCCGAAGCGCCTTCGACGTCAACCTGCGGCTCGACTACCTGCTGCAGGACATCCAGGACTGCCGCGGCCGCGTCAGCGGGGCGTTCTACGCCGACCTGTTCCTGATGCTGGCGACCGCGCCGAACACGCGCATGACCGCCACCGAGGTCGCCGAGCGCCACGAGGAGAAGCTCCTGATGCTCGGCCCGGTCCTCGAGCGCCTGCACAACGAGCTGCTCGACCCACTCATCGACATCACCTTCAACCGCATGATCCAGGCAGGCGCGCTCCCGCCCGCGCCCGAGGAGCTGCAGGGCATGGACCTGAACGTCGAGTTCGTGTCAATGCTGGCGCAGGCGCAGCGGGCCATCGGCACGAACGCCGTTGACAGGTTCGTCGGCAACCTCGGCGCCATCGCGCAGATGAAGCCCGACATCCTCGACAAGTTCGACGCAGACCAGTGGGCCGACATCTACGCGGACATGCTCGGCGTGGACCCGTCGCTCATCGTTGCCGACAAGGAGGTCGCGCTGGTGCGCCAGACGCGCAACCAGGCGATGGCGGCCAAGGAGCAGGCGGCCGCGATGCAGCAGCAGTCGCAGACCGTCAAGAACATGGCGCAGGCGCCGACCGGCGGCAACAACGCCCTCACCGACGTGATGAACATGTTCAGCGGCTACGGCTCGCCGTCAGCGGTGGAAGTGTGACGAATTGCAGTGAAATGCACTTTGCGATTGATAGGATTACCGCGTGAGCAACTATGACCCGCTTGACATGCGGGGCCAGGAGAAGGCGAAGGCGCAGCGCGACCTCCGCGAGCGACTGGACCGCGAGAACGAGGAAGGCGACGTCAAGTGGCTCATGGGCAACAAGAGGGGCCGCAGGGTGATCTGGCGGCTCCTCGACGCGGCCGGCATCTTCCGCTCGTCGTTCAACACCAACGCGATGGCAATGGCCTTCGCCGAGGGGAACAGGAACTACGGGCTTCGGATGCTCGCAATCGTCCACGCCCAGTGTCCCGAGCTGTATCCAGTGATGATGAAGGAGAACACGAATGACAGAACCATCGATGGTGGAAGCGGCAGCAACGACCACTAATGCCGCACCGTCATCTTCGGCCCCTGCAAGCACATCGGCGACGGCCGAGAAGCTCTACGGGGACGGGCAGAAGCCGACTGCGACCCAGGAGCCGCAAGCCGCCAAGGCGGCCGCTGCGGAACCCGTCGCGGGCGACCAGCCGGCAGCCGAACCCGAGGCCAAGGCCGAGGCGAAGGCAGCGCCGGAGAAGTACGAGTTCAAGGTTCCCGAAGGCAGGCAGTTCGATGCTGAGGTCTTGACCACGTACTCCGAGGTCGCACGCGAACTCAACCTGTCGCAGGAGGCCGCGCAGCGTGTCCTTGACGCCATGGCACCCAAGATGGCCGAGCGTCAGATGGCACAGATCGAGGCGGTTCGCACGGGATGGGCCGAGTCATCGAAGGGTGACAAGGAGTTCGGCGGCGAGAAGCTGCCGGAGAACCTCTCCGTCGCGAAGAAGGCGCTCGATGCGTTCGGCACCACCGAACTCCGCTCGCTGCTCAACGAGTCTGGCCTGGGCAATCACCCGGAGGTGATCCGGTTCATGTATCGCGCAGGCAAGGCAATCAGTGAGGATCGCATGGTCACGGGGACGAGGGGCGCTGCGAAGCCCGCAGGCCCGCGCTCGTTCAACGACCTTGCCGATGCTCTGTACTCAGCCTGAAACCAACACCAACTAAGGAGCCACAACAATGGCAACTCTTTCCACCAACAACCTGTCGCTGGCCGAGTGGGCCAAGCGAATCGACCCCGAGGGCCGCGTTCCGGTCATCGCGGAACTTCTCTCGCAGACCAACGAGATCCTGAGCGACTGCGTGTTCAAGGAAGGCAACCTGCCGACCGGCGAGCGCGTCGTGATCCGCACGGGACTTCCCACGGTCTACTGGCGCGCCCTCAACCAGGGCATCCCGAACAGCAAGTCCACGACCGCGCAGGTCGATGAGGCGTGCGGCATCCTTGAGGCCCGCAGCGAGGTTGACAAGGATCTCGCCATGCTGAACGGCAACACCGCCCAGTTCCGCCTGTCCGAGGACGTCGCGTTCCTCGAGGCGATGAACAAGACCATGGCGACCACGCTGTTCTACGGCAACCCGTCCACCGACCCGAAGCAGTTCCTCGGCATCGCGCCGCGGTATTCGGCGCTGACCGGCTCGAACAGCTCGCAGAACGTCCTGAACGCCCTGACCGGCAGCTCGTACTCGGCGACTGCCAACACCTCGATCTACCTCGTGGTGTGGGGCGACAACACGGTGTACTGCCCCTTCCCCAAGGGTTCGCAGGCCGGACTCGTCCACGAGGATCTCGGCGAGCAGACCGTGTACGACAGCTCCAACCGCATGCAGGCATACGCCACGCGCTACCAGTGGAAGAACGGCCTTGTCGTGAAGGACTGGCGCTACGTCGTTCGCATCTGCAACATCAATACGACTGCGCTGTTGGGGCAGGTTGACAGCCAGGGTTCAGGCTCCGCAAATGCCATCATCAAGCTGATGAGCCGCGCCCTGTACCGCATCCCCAACATGGCGATGGGCCGTGCCGCCTTCTACATGAACCGCACCGTCCACAGCGGCCTTGCGATTGCTGCGCTCGACAAGAGCCAGTACGTCCTCAAGGTCAACGAGGGTCTGTCGCAGTTCGGCACGCCGTACTCGTGGCTGTCGTTCCAGGGCGTTCCCCTGCGCTGCGTCGATGCCATCGTCAACACCGAGTCCCAGGTTTCCTAATCAACACACTCCTGAAGGGAGAAACCAACCATGATCTTTGACGTCTTCAGCAGCGATGCCGTGCTTTCGGGGACCGTCCCCGCATCCGGCTCAATCACCGGACAGGCCGCGCTGCCTGCTGCCGGCACCCCCGTCGTGTCCACCAACTCCATTGACCTGCTCCAGGCACGCGATATCGGCGAGGGCGGCGACCTGTACGTGTGCTTCACCATCGTCGCGGCCTACAACACGCTGACGTCCCTTGAGATGGAAGTGATCGTCGCCGGCAACAGCGCGCTCACGACCACCCCGAAGGCAGTGGGGTCCAGCGGTCGAATCCTGCTTGCCGATGGTCTTGACACCGTTGGCAGCCAGTTCTACGTCCGCATCAACCCGGCTCTCCTCGAGCCGAGCGCCTTCGGGCAGGCGCTGGGGCAGCAGTTCCTCGGCGCCCGGTATCAGACGTTCGGCAGCACGCCGACCACCGGAAGCATCTGCGCGTACCTGACCATGAATGTTCAGGACGGCCGCAAGTTCTATCCGTCAGGCTTCAGCGTCCAGTAAGGATCAACGACATGAAAGTCAAGGCATTGGTCGATTGCTTCGTGGACAACGGATTCCGCAAGGAAGGCGAAACCTTCGACTGCGGGAACAAGTTCATTCCCGAGTTGATGGAACCGCTTGAGCCTGTTGTGCATGAGGAAGAAAGCGCCACCGAAGCCCCCAGGCTTCGGAGGAAGGCCAAAACCTCGACCGACGTGTCGGGCTGATCCGACAAGTGCGTGAACATGGGGGGGTCGGCGGGGAACCCCGACCCCCCTCTTCTGAAACGGGAGGTGTCCCATGCCGTCCGTGGTCGAAATCTGCAACCTCGCGCTGGCGCACCTCGGCGACGAAGCCACGGTCGCAAGCATCGACCCACCGGAGGGATCGGCGCAGTCGGAGCATTGCGCCCGGTTCTACCCCATCGCACGGGACACCATGCTCCAAATGCACAACTGGTCGTTTGCCTCAAGGCGCGTCAGCCTCGCGCAGGTGACGATGCCGTACACGATGTGGAAGTACGCATACGCCGTGCCGGCGGACATGCTGACCATAGTCGCCGTCCTGCCGCCCGAGGCCGAGAACGACTACTCGATCCGCGCATACCCGGCCGACAAGTACGGGTACGGCTGGATCACGCCGCCGCTCCCCGGCGCAGGCGTGTACGTGCCGCAGGAGTACCAGCCCGAAACGGACTTGCTCGGGAACAAGGTGATCTACACGAACCAGGAGAACGCGCTCCTGCGCTACCAGGCGCTCGTGACCGACCCGACGAAGTTCGACCCGCTGTTCGCAATTGCGCTGTCGCACTACCTTGCGTCAATGCTCGCCGGCCCGGTCGTGAAGGGTACGGAGGGCGCGGCCGAGGGCAACCGTCAGCGCCAGGTGGCGATGGCGTTCCTCGCGCAGGCGCGTGCGTCCGACTCCAACCAGCGCGAGATCAAGCCGCAGCAGGTCACCTCGTGGATCTCGGGGCGCTGAACCATGGCAAGCACCCGCTCATACTTCCGTTCCTTCGCGGGCGGCGAGATATCGCCGGAGATGTTTGGCCGCATCGATGACGCCAAGTTCCAGACCGGGGCGGCCAAGATGCGGAACTTCATCTCGACGCCGCAGGGTCCGGCCGAGAACCGACCCGGCTTCGCGTTCGTCCGCGAGGTGAAGAACAGCACGAAGAAGGTGCGCCTGCTGCCGTTCACGTACAGCACGACGCAGACGATGGTGATCGAGCTTGGCGCCGGGTACATCCGGTTCCACACGCAGGGCGCCACGCTGTTGTCAGGCGGCTCGCCATACGAGATCGCCAACCCGTATGCAGAGGCCGACCTCTTCGACATCCACTACGTGCAGTCGGCCGACGTGCTGACGCTCGTCCACCCGGGTTACGCGCCACGCGAGCTGCGCCGGCTCGGGGCGACGAGCTGGACGCTGACGGCGATCACGTTTGCGCCGAGCGTGCAGGCACCGACCGGCCTCGCGGTAACGGCGAACAGGGGCGAGTCGCTGAACATCACCGCATTCACGGCAGCAAATCCAGGCGTTGCAACGACGGTCGGCGACCATGCGCTGCTGGCCGGAGATCCCGTGTACGTGGACGGAGGAACATGGAGCAACGGAACCTTCACCGACACGTACTACCTGGTCAACGCAGTCCCCACGGCAACGACCGTGTCGTTCAAGAACTACAGCACCGGGGTGCCGCTGAACACCACGTCGCTGACCTCGTACACCGCCAGCACCGGGTTCGTGCAGGCGGCCAATCGCGCACTGGACGCGAACAACGACTACGTCGTGACGTCAATTGCCTCCAACGGGATAGACGAGAGCCAGCCAAGCACTTCCGCGACGGTCATCAACAACCTCAGCGCGCAAGGAGCATCCAACTCGCTGACATGGTCGGCGCCTTCCGGCGGCGGCGCGGCCCGGTACAACATCTACAAGAAGCAGAATGGCCTGTACGGGTACATCGGCCAGTCAGACACGACGTCGTTCGTGGACAACAACATCAACCCGGATCTCGGCATCACGCCCCCGATCACCGAAACGGTGTTCGCCAGCAGCAACAACTTCCCCGGCGCCGTGTCGTACTTCGAGCAGCGGCGGATCTTCGCCGGCACGAACAACGAGCCGCAGACGCTGTGGATGACGCGGACCTCGACCGAGCAGGACATGTCGTTCCACATCCCCGTGCAGGACACCGACCGCATCAACTTCCGGGTCGCTGCGCGGGAGGCCAACACCATCCGGCACGTTGTCCCGCTGACGCAGCTCCTGCTCCTCACCAGCGGCGCGGAGTGGCGCGTGTCGCCCGTCAACAGCGACACCATCACGCCGACCACGATCTCCGTCCGGCCGCAGTCGTACATCGGCGCGAGCAACGTCCAGCCGTCAATCGTCAACAACACGGTGGTCTACTGCTCGGCCCGCGGCGGCCACGTGCGCGAACTCGGGTACTCCTGGCAGGCAAGCGGGTTCGTGACGGGCGACCTGTCGCTGCGCGCATCGCACCTGTTCGACAGCTACGACATCACGGACATGTGCTACAGCAAGTCGCCGCAGCCGCTGCTGTGGTTTATCTCCACCACGGGGAACCTGCTGGGCCTGACGTACATCCCCGAGCAGCAGATCGGCGCATGGCACTGGCACGAAACGGACGGCGTGTTCGAGTCCTGCACGGCGGTCGCCGAAGGCACTGAGGACAGGCTGTACGTGGTGGTCAATCGCACCATCGGCGGCGTCACGAAGCGGTACGTGGAGCGCATGGCAAGCCGGCAGGTCAACGACCTCAAGGACTGCTTCTTCGTGGACAGCGGCGGAACCTACGACGGCACCAACACCGGGGCGACCACGGTCACCATCAGCGGCGGGACGGACTACGACCCATCGGAGATCCTCACCATCACGGCATCGGCGGCGATCTTCGCGCACCCGGCAACGACTGACGTCGGCGACGTGATCGTCCTGACCGATGCAAGCGGCAACAAGTACCGCATTACGATCACGGCCGTGTCATCGACCTCCCAGGCATCGGGGCGAGTTGACAAGACGCTCCCCGTTGCGCTGCGGAACACGGCGACCGCGACATGGGCATTTGCGCGTGACACCGTCAGCGGCCTGTCGCACCTCGAGGGCAAGACGGTTAGCATCCTCGGCGACGGCGCCGTCCTCCCGCAGGCGACCGTGACCTCGGGTGCCGTGACCCTGCAACGGCCATGCACCGTGGTGCAGGTCGGGCTGCCCTACGAAAGCGACCTGCAGACGCTTCCGATCTCCATGAACGTGGACGGCTACGGGCAGGGCCGCATGAAGAACGTCAACAAGGCGTGGCTGCGCGTGTTCAAGTCGAGCGGCATCTTCGTCGGGCCGACCGAGGACAAGCTGGTCGAGGTCAAGCAGCGAACGACCGAGCCGTATGGCTCGCCTCCCAGCCTGAAGTCCGACGAGGTTGACGTCAATCTCACGCCTTCGTGGAAGGCGAGCGGGCAGGTGTATGTCCGACAGGCCGACCCACTTCCGCTCACCATCGTCGGCATGACCCTCGAGGTCGTGCTGGGAGGCTGACATGGCACTCGTGCAACCACCGTTCTCCGTCAGCCCGACCGGGCCGGCCTACACGCCCGGGCAGAACTGGTCCTACACGGGCGGTTCGCAGGGGACGATGCTGACCGGGCAGACGTCCGGGCTTGCCGAGGGGCTGAGTACGCTCGGGCCGATCATCTCGATCTTCGGTGCCGTCAACGGCGCCATCGGCAGCTACTACTCCGCGCAGAACCAGAAGAACCAGCTGCTGATGCAGGCGCAGAACCAGCGGTTCGCGGCGCAGATGGCCCGCGTCAACCAGCGCGGCGCCGCCTTCACGGCCGGCCAGATCGGGCTGCAGGGGCAGCGCCAGATCGGGCGGTACACGATGGGGGCGGGCCAGCAGCGCGCAAGCGCCCGCGCAGCACTTGCCGGCCGCGGCGCCGTCCTGGGGCAAGGAACCGCCGCCGAGGTCGTGGGAAGCATGGACGTCATCAAGGAGATCGACATGCTCTCCATGAGCGCGGCGACCGTGCGGGCGCAGGAGGCCGCCAAGCTGCAGGCGTTCAACATCGGGACGCAGGCGCTGATGGGCGACCTGTCCGCCGCCAACCTGCAGGCCAGCGCAGGCACGATCTACCCGGGCCTCGCGCTCGGGACGAGCCTGCTCGGGAGCGCAGCCGACATCGGCAGCACGTGGGCGCGCAACCGCCGCCTCGAGGAACTGCTCGCCGGCATGTCAACCCAGAGGACTTGATCCATGCCGACCGTACCGACAACCTTCGTGCCTCAGGTCGCACCGCCGGAAGGCGGCGACATCGGCAACTTCGTCGCCCCCGGCGTCCAGCCCATGGAGGACTTCACGGGCCGCCAGGTGGAGCGGCTGGGCCAGACCATGGTCCAGGCCGGCAACGTGGCCTTCCGGGTCGGCAGCGCGATGCAGGACGCCATTGACGAGGCGAACGCGAAGGCGGCCGACGTCCTCGGGATCCGCGGCGCCACGCCGCTGATGCAGCAGTACCTCAACACCTCCGGCCGCGATGCCGAGGCGCAGTACGAAGCCACGCTCAACGGCGTGCGCGGCGCGCTGATGGCGCCTGCGGACGGGATGCCGAACAAGACCTCGAGGGCGATGTACGAGCAGGTCGCCGCCCGCAACATGGCGCAGTTCGAGGCGCAGCTCAACAGCCACCGCCTGCGGCAGTCCAAGGTCTACGCGGCGAACGAGGCCGCAGCCCGCGCCGATGCCCGTTCCGACATGGCGATCATGGCCCACATGCAGCGGGACGAGATTGATCCCATGACCGGGCAGAGGATCGGGATGACCGCCTACGAGGCGAACCTGGGCGTGGCCCTGCGCGAGGTGGAGAACGCGGCGCGCCTGAACGGCATCCCCGATGACAGCGCCCAGATGGCCGCCGCACGGCAGGCCGTCTACGACAAGGTCACGCAGGGAGTCGTGGGCCAGTACCTCGAAAGCAAGGACTACGCGGGCGCCGAGGCTTTCCTCAACGACATGGCCGAGCGTCAGGCCGTCAACCCCAAGGTCCGCGATGCGATGTCAACGAGCATCGACCGGAACCGACAGATGTCGGTGATGCTGGAGCTGACCGCCTCCATCCGTGCCGGGGGCGCGTTGACGGCCAAGAGCGATCCCAAGGCGTACCCGGAGCAGGAAGGCCCGGGGAAGGCACCTGAGAGCCTCAGGGAGGCGCTCGAGGCAGCGGACGGGATTCAGGACACCGAGATGCGCCGGCTCGTCCAGGGCAACCTGCGGCAGCAGTACGCGCAGGAGGACGCCATCGCCAAGGACGAATACAACACCGTCCTTGACTCGGTGGAGCAGGCGCAGGCAGCCGGCCAGCAGATCGGCCCGGAGATGCTCGGACGCCTGAAGCCGAAGGACGCCGAGCGCGTGATGCGGAACGAAACGATCCGCACGGACGCCAGGGTCGAGTACGAACTCGCCGACAACCCGGGCCTTGTGTCTGACCCGGCATGGGTTCGCCAGCACTGGTCGAAGATGTCGCTCGAGCTGCGGACGAAGATCCGCCAAGCGCAGAACGCGCCCGAGAAGATCCTTGAGGCGTCATACGACACGGACATGCTGAAGACCACCCTGTATGAGGCCGGCCAAGGCAACCTGCTTGATGATCCCGATGAAGCGGAGAAGCAGCAGTTTGTGACGCTGTCGAACAACATCAAGTCCCAGATCGACTTCCTGCAGCGCCAGAAGGGCGGCAAGTTGACGCGCACCGAGACTCAGGACGTCATCGACCGTGCCATCATGGTGTTCGGCAAGGGCGCCGAGGAGAAGCCGTGGTGGTTTGACCGATCTTTCGACCAGCCTCTTGCGACCATGGGGCCGGAGGATCTCGAGCGATTGTCCGAAACCTACGTCAAGTTCCGTGGCAAGGCCATCAAGACGTCAGAGCTGGAGCGCGCACAGCGCGCACTCGAGGCGGGCGGCGTGCAGAACCCGACGCTGCGCGAGATCATCAAGTACCACGAGATATCGCAGGAGAACATGGCGCCACGAGGGACGCCGCCGCCTGTCCCGGTGGAACGGCTGGCGCCGACGCAGCGGGTGCAGCAGCGACTGAGAAGCATGTTCTGATTGATTCGGAAGCGAGCAACGCGCAGGAGCGACACATTGATCGAGCAGGACATCAACGAGAGCATGGCCGGAATCGCACCCTCGCAGAACGTGGGTGAAGATCCGGCGATCCTCGCCATCAAGCGCAACCGCGGGATGCTGCTTCCCACCGAGAACCAGGCGCCGATGTCCGACGTTGCCCAGCCGACCGTCGAACTTCCGCAGGAACCCGACTATGCGATCCGAGCCATCCTCGAGGATCGCCGGAACCGGATGATGTCATCGGTCTACACGGCGTCCAAGGTGGACCCGGAGCGGGCCGCGAAGGCGCAGAAGCTCTCGGCAGAGACAGGGATCGGGAGCGGGATCGCGCTGCGTCACCTTGACGAGATGATGGTCGATGCGCACATGCGGGACATTGAGCGCAGGAACTACTTCGCCGAGAACCCCGTCCTTGCCAACAGCCTGTCGGACCCCGAGTTCGCGGCGGTCGCGCAGGATGACCTCGGGACGCTTGACAGGATCGGCGAGTTCTTCGGCGAGCTGGCGATGTTCAGCAGGTACGGGTTCAGCCCAAGCACGCTGAAGGGAACCGCACGCGGCATGGCGATGGTCGAGCGCGGGCAGATCGGCACGGCAGGCATGTTCGGCCTCGCCACGCCGCAGGACATCGACCGGGCCGAGCAGCTGCGGCAGGACATGACCAAGCTCCAGGGCGGCGGCCTGCTCGCTGCCACGGCCGAGGTCGTGACCCAGCAGATCGCCAACCTCAAGCAGACCGGACTGATGGCCGC